GAGGAAGGTTTTTGTGATGTCGAGCTGTGGGGCGGAAAGGAAGTGGAAGGTGCGCTCCACGCGGGTGGTGATTAGCTCTTCTTCGTTGAGGGTGGCGATGTGCATGAAGGTGGTGTCTTGGAGACGGAAGGGTCCCCCGGCGGGCGACTGTGGAGTGCCGCTGTCGGTGAAGCTGACAAACTCGGGCAGGTTGGAGTCGGCGTTGTGCTGCACCATTACGGCAAGGGGGATGGGAACGGTTACGCCGGTGGTGGTCTGTGCGGTGACTGTGCCGGTGGCGCAGGCCACTTCGATGAAATCGTTTTTCTCGGTGGTGGTGTTGTCGTTGCCGGCGGCCTCGCTCTCGGAGTTGATGGCGGTGTTGACGCTGTAAGAGCCGTGGGTTTCCATCTTGGATGAGAGAAGGACGGGCACGCCCCACTGGAAGCGCAGGTTGTAGTTGGTGGTACAGCGGGCGGGTATTATTTTAAGCGTGGTGGTGATGTCGCGCGTAGAGGTGTCGCGCAGGAGTGGCGGGTAATAATCTACGCGCTGGAGCTGCCATGAGGAGGTGTCGGCATCTTGGAGGGATGCGTAAACGTAGCCTGTGGAGGTGTCGCGATAGAGGAAAGAGGATGCGGCCTTTTCGGTGGAGGTGAGGGCTTCGTAGGCGGCGGCGAGGGCTGTGTAGGACGCGAAGTCGGTGAGTGGTACGTTTTCATATACCTCGTCGGGGAGGCGCAGCATGTCGTCGGTCTGCTGCCAGTCGTAGTCCACGTTGCCGGTGGAGGCGTTGCCGCTGGCAGACTCCTCGGAGAGGTCGGCATCGGTTTCGTCGGTTATCTCGGTGACGCTTTGCAGCTCGGAGGTATAGAAGTCGGAGCGGAAGCGCACCTCGGCGGTGTGGTCTTCGTGGAAGACGATGATGGTGGAGAAGAAGTTGTTAAACTCTTTTATAAACTCGGAAAGCGTCCAGTGGGGCAGGAGGTCGGCGTAATTGATGGAGCGGGCGGTTGGGATGATGATGACGGAGCGCAGGAAGAGGTTGGTGTTTTCCTTGAGGGTGAAGCCGCAGGCGAGCAGTATGCGGCGCAGGCACTCCCAGAGGCGGGGCTGTGGCGAGACGTTGTAGGTGTCAGCGCCGCAGCCGTCAACGAGTATGTGGGGGTCGAGCCTCCATGAGCCATCTGGGTAGAGGTCGGAATAGTTGTCGTTTTCCTCTGCGTCGGAGATGGCCATGAGCCAGTGGATGTTGCGGTAGAGGTCGGAGTTGTAGTTTTGGGCGGTGGTGTCGTCTTTGTCCGCCGCGCTCCATACGGGGAAGAAGGTGGCGGATGTCTCGGTGTAGGGGCCGTGCTGCGAGGGGAGGCCGCTGCCTGTGGTAGGGCCTACGAACTTCAAATATTTGCAAAGGCTCTCGAAGGTGGTGATGTTGTCGCACTCGCCCTTGGTGAGGGTGGCGATGTCGTACTCATCGAAGATTTTGCCAAGCGGCAGCTCGTCAATGTAGATGTCGTTGCCGTTGGTGTCGGTGGTCTTGAGGTTTGCCTCGGAGCGCCCGGCCACGAGCTGTACCTTCACCTCTTCTTCGGTTACGGCGGTGACGCGGGCGGTGCCTGATAGTGTGAGCAGGGGCGCGATGAGCTGGAAGGGGAGGGATATGAGCGCGTCGGAAAGGGCTGTCTCGGGGCGGTGCAATGGGCCGTAGATGGCGATGTTCTCGGGGCAGCCGCGCAGGGGCAGCGTGACCTCGAATGTGTAGTCGCCCTGCTCGGAGAAGGCGGGGTTTTCGCGTGTGAGCTTGAAGGATGTGCCGTCCTTGATGACGGCGGGGAGGGAGTTGATGAGGAGATGGAGCATTTTTGAGATTTATGAGGGAGGGGCTTCATTCGTTTTTTCTCGTTTCATTCGATTCTTTCGAGAGAAACGACTGAAGCGAGAGAAACGACTGAAGCGAGAGAAGCGACTGAAGCGAGAGAAGCGGCTGAAGCGAGAGAAGCGGCTGAAGCGATTGAGGGCGGGGAAAATGGGTCAGCGGCTGGACAGGCGGTTGTAGCGGGCGAGCTGGCGTGCCACTCCGTTTTGGCCGTCAATCTGTGCGTAGGCTGTGATGCCCTGTTCGAGCTGGTCGGCGAGGCGGGCGAGGGTGGAGGCGAGGGCTGCGGCCTCTTCGCCCGACTGTGCCGTGAGAGCCGGCTGTGCCGTTTGGAGCGAGAGAAGCGGCTGCGACTGCCGGCCTGCGACGGTGGCGAGGGGGTTGAGCGTGGCGACGGTGTTGTTGCGCTGCGCACTGTCGATGAGCTGCAAGAAAGGCTGGAGGGCGGGGTTGGCCACGGCCTGCGCGTTGACCACAAACTCCTTTTGGTGGACTATGCCTGCGGGCTTGCGCGGGTCGCTGCCGCCAGTGAAGCCGCCAGAGTAGTATCCGGCGGACTGTGCCTGCTGCTGCTTGGCGATGAGGGCGATGTTTGCCGCGCCCGCCGCAAGCGCGATGCCCGCCGCGATGGGGGCGAGAATGAGGTTTGCGGGATAGGGCACGCCGCTCATTACGGATGCGTAGGCGGAGATTGCGCCCATGATGCTCTCGGCGGTGGCCTGCGCTATCTGCATGGCCATGACCCGCTTGTTGTACTTGGTCTTTATCTTGGCCACCTCTTTTTCTTTCTGCTCCTGTAGCTTTTTGCCCTTGGTGGTGGAAGAGCCTGCGGCCTCAATCTCTGCGTCGTAGCGCTCGTTGACCTTGTTAATCTCAATCTGCATGTTGGCCTTGACAAGGTTGGTGGCGGTGGTGAGCATGGATGAGACGGTGGCGAGGGCGGCTGCGGCCACGGTTGCATAGTCGTCCCACGAGGCATCGCCCTCCTTGAGCTTGTCGGAGAGCTGGCCTATGGCGGCGATGGTGGCCATTATCTGCGAGGTGAGCTTGTCGGAGAAATTGATGTCGCCCAGGCTCTCGTACCATTTTTTTTGCGCCTCGCCGCCTGCCTCGCCGTACTGTTCCTTGATGGCGAGGAGCATTTTTTGGTAGTCCTCTTCAGAGATTAGCCCCTGCTGGTGAAGGGAGTCGAGGGCGGTGATTTCGGCCTGCATCTGCTCCTCGTTGGAGAGCTTGAGGTATTTCTGCTTCATCTCGTTTACCTCTTTGAGGGTGGCCTCCTGCCTTTCCACCTGCTGCTTGTGTTCCTCCTCGTCGTAGGCGGCCTGCGCCTCTTGGAGGGCTTTTTGTGTGTCGGGGCTTTGGTTGGCGGCGGCGTTTTGCTTGGCGAGGTCGAGCCGCTGTGCGAGGTATTTGAGCTGAATTTCCTTGAGCTTTTGCTGGTATTGCTCGTAGGAGAGCTGGCCGGTGAGGTATGACTGCTCGGCAAGGGCCTGCTCTTCCTTTTGGTCGGCTGTTATCTGCTCGTTGCTCCATGCGCGGTGAAGCTCGCGCAGCTTTTTGTCGTTGTCGAGCCTCTCGCTCTCGAGCTTGAGCCACTCGGCGGAGCCTTGCGTGGTGCGGGCTTGCCGCTGCAAGATGCCCTTTTCGCGTATGTCGTGGCAGTTTTGCTCGTATTGCCGCTGTGTCTGCAAGCCTTTTTCGAGCAAAATCTTTTGGGCGAGCAGTGCGGCCTCGGTTTTGTCTGGCTGAGAGGATTGAGAGGATTTATTCGATTGAGACGATTTATTCGATTGAGACGATTGAGTGCCGCCGTCGCCGCCATTGCCGCCGCCATTGCCTTCGCTCGTTGTGAGGTCGTTGCCCCAGAGCTTTGCGATGGCCTGCTCTTTTTTTTCGATGGCGGATAGCTGGCGGTTGGTTTCGCTTAGCTGTGAGTTGAGCTCGGAAATGTTGCGCGAAGTGGAAATGCCGCTCATCTGCGCGTAGGTGACGCCCGCCGTGCCGCCTGCGAACGAGGCCGCGTTGGAGCTTTCGGCAGACTTTTGCCGCGCTTTTTGGGCGTCGATTGCTGATTGCGTCTCCTGCTGTTCCACGAGCAGGCCGGCGCGTTCCCTGCCGAGCTGCTTGAGCATGTCTTTCGCCCCTTCAATCTCGTATTTCTTTTGGAGAGAGGTGATGTATTTGTCAAGAGCCTCTTTGTTTTCCTTGTACTTGCCGGTGGTCTCGTCGAGCTGTGCGTTGTAGTTGGGGATGGTGCGGTTTAGCTCGTCGGTGGCTCGTTTGCGGTCGGCGAGTGCGGCGTTTTCGTTGCGGGCCACTTTTAAGAGTTCCTCAATGCGCTGCCGTTCCTCTTCGGCCTGCTCCGCCGCTTTTTTGCGGATGTCCACGGCGGCCTCTTGCGCCTCCTTTGTGGCGTCGGCCGCGTCTTTTGTTGACTTGGTGTAAGAGACGATGGCCGTGACTACTGCGGCGATGGCTGCGAGGATAAGCCCCCACGGGCTGGCCTTGAGCGTGTTGTTGAAAAGGCGTATGGCCGCCGCCGCCCGCTTGATGTTGCTGGTGAGCAGGGCCGTGGCCGCCGCGTAGAGGAGCGCGGCCGCCTTGCCCGCAGCCATGGCTGCGGCCTTTGCCTTTATCCATGTGGTTGTGAGTATCTCGGCGGCCATGTGCCTTTTGCTCCATGCGGTGGCGAGGGCGGTGGCGGTATAGTAGGCCACGACTGAGGCGGTGAGCGTGGCGATTACGCCCACGTGGCTTGCGAGAAAGCTGCCCACGGCCATGAGGACGGTGAAAAAGCCCGAGAGGGTGTTGGTGAGGGCGGTCTGCACGGGCAGGAGCCTTTCGCCCAGCTCGGCGCGAAGGGTGGCGAACTTTTGCTGGCTCTTCTCAAGCTGCGCCTGCACGGTGCTGTTGGCGATGGCGCTTTCGTTGGTCACGGAGGTGGCCTCTCGGAAAGCGATGTTGGCTTTTTCCTGCTCCTGCCTTACGAGGCCGGTGTTTTGGGCGAGGGTGGCTATGACGGTGGAAACGCCCTGCCCCGTGAGCGATAGCTCACCGAGCATGGGGGCTATCTTGTCCATGCCTCCGAGGCCGCTGACGGCCTGCGCGAACTGAAGGAGCGCCTCGTTTGCGTCGGTCTTTACAAGGTTGCAGAACTGCTGCACGTCCATCCCCGCGGCCTGCGCCATTTTGGCCGGCTCACGGTACATTACCTGTATGAGGCGCGAGAGGGCGGTGCTTCCCTGCTCTGCCATTACCTTGTTCTGGTCCATTACGGAGGCGAGGCCCATTATTTGCGACTGGCTCATGCCCGCCGTTTTCCCCATGCCGGCGAGGCGTGAGGTAAACTCCATGAGGTAGCCCTCGGCGGCTGATGAGTTTTGCGCCAGCTCGTTGATGACGGAGCCGGTGGCGAGCATGGCCTGCTTCAATCCCATGGTGTCGGCGTCGCCAAACATCTGCGCGAGCTTGCCGATCTCCTTCACCGCGCCTTCGCCGAGGTCTTCGCCAAGAGCCGTGTTTATCTGGTCTGCCGCCTCCACGAAGTCGAGAATTTCCTGTTTGCTCTGTATGCCGAGCCGTCCCGCGTCGGCTGCGAGGTCGTTGAGCGCGGCCTGGCTGGTGCGGGTGTCCATCTGCTTGAAGGCTTCGTTGAGCTCGTCTACGTCCTCTTTTGCGAGGCCGGTGTATTTTGTCACGCCTGCCATGTGCTCGGCGAGTTCGGCATATTCGTCCACGTAGCGGCTCATGAAGCTGTAGGCCTGCCCGATGGCGTTTGCCGCGCCTGTGGCGACGGTGGTGACGGAGGCAAGGTCGAGAAGTTTTCCGTTCCCCTCGCTCCCGCTTATTGCCCTTTGCTCATTTTTTATGTTCTCCAGCTCTTGCTTTGCCCTGCGCAGCGCGTCGGTGTATTCGTCCCACTGTTTGCTGCCGCGCTCCACCTCTCCGCTGTTGAGCTGGCGGTTTATTTCCTTTATTGTCTCGCGCAGCTGCTTGGGCGTGGCTTTGTCAAGGTTTTGCATGGTGGAGCGTATCCGCTGCGTGGAGGCCTGCATGTTTTTGATGGCCGCGTCGTTTCGGGTTATTTCCCTTCGCAGTGCCTCTATTTTTTTTGTATCGCCCGCCTGTATCGCGGCGGATAGCTGCTTGCGCAGGTCTTGCCCCGCGTTCATGAGCCGCGTGAGCGTTTGCTGCGCCTGTGAGCCGTTTATGATTAGGTCGATGACGGCCTGGTCTGTTGTTCGTGCCATTTTTTTCGTAAAAAAAAGAATGCGTTACCTTTGATTTTTCGCTCAAAGATAGCGCATTCCTTTTTATTCGTGAAAAGACAAAGAGGGGATTTCTTTCCCTATTTCTTCTTGTAAATCCTGTCCAGCTCTTCACTGTTAATGCGTCTGTGCCTTTGGGAGGGGGAGAGGAAGTAGGCGAAAACGGCCACTACCACGATAGTTTGAAGAATGAAAACCATTTTTTTTAATTGTTTTAGTTAGTTGCTCGGCTGCAAATGTAGGTAATTTTTTCGCGCCTCCAAAAAAAAACCTTTTTCTTGAAGGCACGAAAAAGGTGTTTTTGTGTATTCATAAACGGCATTCTTTATTTGTTTCCTATATTTCTGATTTATAAATATGTTTGCGCAAATTTTCGATGGAGACGATTGAGACGGGAAAACCGCCGCTTCGCCGGGCGAGGCGTGCTTTTTTCAAGAGGCGGCGCGGCGCGGCAATGATACGCATCGCAACAAATCACAACAAATCACGGATGGATGGGATGTTCTTTGTTAATAAAATGTTTCTCTTTGCCTGCGGCTTTGCCGTAGGATTTTCGCCCCGCCCGCGCGGAGGTCGCGGGGTCGCCGGCCCCATTGCCATGAAATGGGAAAAGTATGTGGCGGGCATTCCTTTTTTTGCTTTTTCCTTTTTCGCGCCGCGTGGCGGGCGCCAGCCCTTACGAGAGGGTCACGCTGCCTGTCTCGTGGCGGAATGCGTCGAGCAGGGCGAGCTTCTTCGTGGAGCTGTTGTAGGAGAGGGTGACGGGCATGGCCGTTTTCCAATCGCCCGCCGAGCCGCCCGATGTGTTGGTGTCAACCTCGCGTATCATCCATGTGTCGCCCCGCGCCATGAGCTGCATGGTGCGCGTGTTCCAGCCGCAGGGGGCGTTGACGATGCGCCCCGCCGTGCCGCCCGTGGTCTGCGTGCCGGGGTTGCGCCACACGATGAGGGCGCACGCGGGGTCGCCCGCCACGTCGGAGGCGGCGGCGTAAGCCTCGGCGTTGTCCGACGAGATTGTGCCGAGGTCGTGGATAAGCCCGCCAAGATAGACGGTTGCGGTGCATTCCGTGCCGTCGGCTGCGGTGAAAGTCTTTTCAGACGAGAGGGTGCTGACCGCCTGCGTGCCTGCCTTCACCTGTTCCTCCAGCTCCTCAATCTTTCCGTCGGGCGCGGCCTTGAGGCTGTCAAGCCACTCCTCTTCCGTCCCCTCGTAGCCGCCGCGCAGTGCAAGCTCGTAGGCGGAGAGGCCGTTTGCGGGTACGCTCACGTCAATGTCGAGGTCGATGGTCTGCGCCCCCGTGAGCGCGTCACCGTCCTCGCTGCCGGAGCGGGCGACAAGGGCGAACGCGCCGCACGTGTCAACCGTGTTGCGGCTGCTCTCGCCGTAGTCCTCGATGAGGGTCACGGTGTATGTGCCTGTCTTGGCCTGCTCGCTCCCCGCCCAGAACGCGGTCAGCACAGAGCCTTCGCGGGTGAATGAGAGCTGCCTTGTCTCAAGCGCGGAGCGCACGAGCAGGCGCAGCTGTTTGTCCTCAAGGCTCTCCTCAGAGCCGAGGCGCGTGACCGTGACGCGCAGGGTCAGGTCGTTGCCGATGCGGATTTTCTTCATTTTTTCTGTTTTTGTTTTGTTTTATTGTTAAAACGTTCGTTTTATTCGATTCTTTCGAGAGAAACGATTGAAAAGACTGGCTGCGGGGCGCGTTATTCCTTGCGGCGCAAGAGAAAGAGGAAGAGCGCGTAGATGATGGCGAGGGCGGCGGCGGTGATGAGGACGGCGGCGAGGGCTGTCCTGATGCGCTGCGCCACGGAGGCCGTCTCCTTTTCGCGCCATGCGTAGTCGGTGACGCGCACGGTGTCGGTGGCGGCTTTATAAAACGTGTCGGTGCGCCATCGGTCACGGTAGCGCAGGCGCAAAACGTTTTTTGTGAGAAACACGGTGTCGCCGCCGCGCCACTCCTTTATATATATGCTGTCGTGGAAACGGAGCGTGTCGCGCACGGTGTGCACGGTATAATGCGTGTCGGCGCGGGCGGCGAGGGCGATTTTTTGCGTGGTGGCCGTCTCTCTCACGCTGCGGCACGAGGGGAGGGCGAGAAGGAAAAAGAGGAGGGGAAGGAGGGTTTTCATGCTTTTTTTTATTTGTCGGGCGCGTTCATTCGATTCTTTCGATTTATTCGATTTAATCGAGAGAAACGATTTAATCGAGAGAAACGGCGGGAGCGGCGGGAGCGGGGTCACTCCTGACCCCGTGCGGGGGGGGCAAGAGCGGGGACATGAGTGACCCAGCCCCCGCGCTCACTTAATGCCTGCCACCGCGCCGATGAAGTCCTCGCCTATGAGCCGGGCGAGCTTGTCTTTGAGTACCTCGCGGCTGATGTACCACGAGCGTGAGAACCAGGGGCGGCGCTTGCGCTGTTTCTTCATGCCGTGGGCGCGGCGGTAGTCTTTGTCAAGAATGGCGAGGTTGCCGCCGTTGCCGTGGCGGTAGCCGTTGCCCGTGCCTGCGTCCACATAGATGCCATATTGCAGGAAATGGAAGGTGGCGCGTATGTCGTAGCCGCCCACCGTGAGGCCGCCGCCGCTCACCGACTGGCGGAGTGCGCCGGTCTTTATCGCGCCCATGAGGTCGATGCGGTCGCGCCAAATCTTTATCATCTTGTCGTACCACTCGCGGGTGTAGGGTGCGACGGAAGGGTTGATGTCTGCCATTTTCTTGATTTATTCGATTTTCTCAATTCTCTCGATTTGCCCGATTTATTCGAGAGAAACGATTGAGACGATTGAGGCGGTTGAAGCCCGCGCCTCACGCCCACTCTTCTTCGTTGAATGAAATGTCGGTTGGCTCGTCCATGGTCAGCATGAAGTAGAGGCCGGTGCATCCGTTGAGGAAAGAGCCGCCAAGCTCTGAGGAGCGCACGTCCTGCAAGTTGAGATAGATGAGGTCGTTTTTCAGGTCGGCCTCGTCCTGCAAGAGGCGCGATAGCATCTGCCGGTAAAGCTCGCGGCAAAGGGCCATGGCCTTTTTGTGCGCCTTCATGTCGCCGTAGGGCGTGCGGGCGAGAATGAAAACGGTGAAGAGCCGCCTTTTCATCCAGCCGCCGCCCACCTGCATGGTGCTTTCGTCGCAGAGGTCGGAGACGGCCACAAAGTTGCTCACGCCCTGATAGTTTTGAAGCAGCTCTTCAAGATAGTTCAAGCCGCTGCACGTGCAGAAGGTGAAGCCTTTTTCTTGGGCGAGGCGGTTTGCGCCCGTCATGCCCTCCACGTAGGCGGCGAAGTCGAAGTTTGTCTTGGGGTTCATATTGAGGGATATTTTTTTCAAGGTTTATTCGTTTCTTTCGATTTATTCGATTGATTAGATTTTTTCGAGAGAAACGATTTATTCATTTTTTTCGATTGATGGCGGGAGCGGGGGTCACTCTTGTCCCCGTTCCGGGGCGTTTCCTCCGGGGACAAGAGTGTCCCCGCCCCTGTTTTCCAGCGTGCCGCCTTAGCTTAGACGGAATAGGTGTTGTTCGGGTTCTGCGCCCCGGGCGTGCCGTCTCGCCTTAGCTTAGACGGATGTCAGCGGGGCGGATGCCCAGCTCTGCGAGGCTTTCCATTTGGCGTATGCGTCCGGGTCGAACGTTTGTTCAAGGTTGAGAGCAGCCCCCTCTGCGGGCGAGCGGAGAACCCAGCACACGCGGTCGCTCGTGCCGCCGTCCGAGGAGCTTGCGAAAACACACTCAAGGTGGGCGGTATTGCCGCTTTTGAGCGTAATCTTGCAGGCTTCCGTCCCTGTCTCAATCTGATAGTAGTCATTGAGGCCGCTGATTGGGACTTTCCGCTCGAACACGTTCGCAAGCTCCACTTCTGAGTCCGTGCTGTTTTTTATCACTATTGTCGCCCCCACCATGCACAGGTCGCTGTCGTAATAGGTGCTGTCGGGGGTGGTCTCGTCAAAATAGATAAACGCGGGTGCGCCGCTCTCAAGCTCCACGAAGCCGCCGAGCTGCGAGACGGCGAGGCCGTAGTATGTTTTGTTGTCGTAGGTGAAGAGGCTCGTGGCGTAGTCCGCCACGTTCGCTTGGCTTATCACGGTCTTTCTCTTCAAGAGGAAGCCCGCGAAGGCGGCGTTCCCCTCCGCGTCCCACTGTATGTTTCCCTTTGCGAGCCATCCGCCGCCGTCCTTTTTGAAGGCGGTGGGGGCGGTGATTTCGCCGTCGCCGTTGACCGCTGCATTTGCGCCTATCCAGAGGGGGTGTTCGCCGGCCTTCAGCCCCGCGCAGATGGTCGTGCCGTCGTCGTCGATGATGAGGAGCTGGTTGCCCTGCATGAAGCGTATGGCAGACTGGTCGGCAAGGAGCAGGGGGGTGTAGATGGGCTGCATCTTGTCAAACTGCTGCCAGTATGTCGCCGCGCTCGCCCCGCTGCCGGGCTTGTCGGAGAGGTCGGCGGCTGCGGTGTGCGTCTTTTTGCACTGCCACGCGCTCACGAAGCTGCCGTATTCGTCCTTGATGACGGCGATGTCGAGGTAGCGCACGCCGTATTCGGTCTCGGAGAGGGTCAGCGCGGAGTCGTTGCGAAACTCCACGCCCGCCGCCCACTCCGACATGCGGCACACGCATCCGTCCACGCCCTGCTTCTCCTCGTCGGCGATGTTCCACGGCGTGGCCTGCTTGCCAATCTCCAATTTCGGGCAGGCTATGCCCACGTTGTTTGCCCCGGCGGGCAGGCGGAACAGCACGTAAATGTCCTCGCCCGAGGCGAACGATGAAGCCGTCTTGAAGGTGATGGAGTGACGCGCCATGCCGTTGACAATCTCGGAAGCCCCCGTGCCGTCGGTCGCCCACGTGGCGTGGCACGTGCTGATGAGCGTCACCTCCCCGCCGTCCTTCAGCCCCTTCTCGGAGGTGTCAACCGGGCCGCCCGATGAGTTGTAGAGGTGGGTGGTGAGCGTGTCCGCCGTGCCGCCGTAGCCGCAGAGGTAGAACGAGAGGGTGTACCACGTGGAGGGGCGCAGGCGGCTCACGCTGCCGTCGCTCTTGACGAGGCATTGCTGCATGATGTCGATGTAGGAGCTGCCCTCCGTGTTCGCGGAGCTGTAAACGAGCTTCTGCCCCGTGGTGATGGGGAAGTCGGTGGCGGCGTATGCCCCGCTGTCCTTTATTTCCCACTTGGCAAGGTCGGCCTCGGTGTTGAATGCCGCGCCGAGCAGCAGGTTGGCTGCGGGCGATAGGCCGTCCTCGCCTTTTTCGCCCTGCTCGCCCTGCTTCCCCTTGAAGGAGAGCGACCACGAGAAAATTTTTGTAAAGCTCTTGCCGTCGGCGGTGACGGGAACGCTGACCGTGCCGCTCTCTTGGGCAAGCCCCGACTTTGCGGTGAAGGTGATGTAGGCGGAGGTCGTGCCGTTGCTGCCGCGTGCCGCCGTGAGCAGGGTCAGCCCTGTGGAAATTGTCCCGATTGTGGCGGCTATCTGCGTTGTCCCCTTGTAGGCGATGACTCCGCATTTTGCGGTCTGTGCGCTCTCCACCGCGCTCTCACCTGCGGCGAAGGTGTGGCTCTCGTTGGTGAGGATTACGGTGTATGCGTCCTTGCCGTCATCGCCCGGGTCGCCGGGGTCGCCCTGCTCTCCGTCGTAGAGCTTGTAGAGGGTGATGGTGTCGGTCGCCCCGCTTGTGGTCTCGGTGCAGCGTACAATGCGGAGGTTTCCTGAAAAGCTGCTGTACGCCACGGCGAAGGTGCTGGCGTTGTCCTTGTTCGCCCACGTTACCCATATCTCGCCGTCGCCGGATGTTTCCCACATATAGGCTGGCGACTTCACATTTTGCACGGTGGCGGTGACGGTGATGCTCTCGGGCGTGGGGACGTTTGGCAGTTCGCCCTCCACGGCCACATACTTGAATACCTGCGAGCTTGCGGCGAGAGTGAGCAGGGCGGGCTTGGCTGCGTTTTCCACGGCCTCGTCAACGGCTGTGCCAATCTTTTCGTCGAGCTGGTCAATCACTCCGCTCATGTAGATGTTTGAGAGGTAGGCGGAATATCCCTCCATGCTCTTGCCGCCTATGGATAGCCCCGTGAGGTCGCCGAGCTGCATCATGATGTTCGTCTCGGCGATGGCCCACGTGTTCATGCCGGCGAGGTAGCGCGTGTAGGTTTTTGTGCGCAGCACGCTCTGCTGGCGCGTGGTGTCGGTGGTGTTGCCAAACACGGCGAAGTGCATCCCTGCGGCGGGCTGCGCGGTGCTTGGCCACGTGGCGTCGGTGGCGGAGCGCAGCTGGTATCTGAATGTGGCGTTTGTCCCCGATGTGGTTTTTCCGCTGCCGTCTGTGATGGTGTTGCCGTCGGTGTCGGTGAGCGTGTTGCCGTCGGTGTCGGTGAGGATGGCGGCGGTGGTGGTGGTTCCCTCAACCGAGATAATTTTGAAATAGACGGCTGTGAAGCCCGCGTGCTGTATGTTCCCTTTCAGGTCGTCGCTGTCGGCTGTGGCGTTTCCCTGCTCGTAGTGCCAGTAGCCCACACAGAGGTCGCCCGCCGCGATTGCGCCAATCTCGCCGTCCTCAAGGTGGAGCGTGGCCGTTCCTGTGTCGGTCTCGTTGCCGTCATCGTCGAGGTCGGGTGTGACGGTCTCAATTATGCCTCCGCCGGGAGCCTGCCACTCGTCGCCCATGATGACGGTGGCGCGGTTGTAGCGCAGTTCCGGCACTTCAAGGAAAGAGCGCAGGCGCAGCGTCTCGGCAAGGATGTTGCCCGCCGTGTCGATGCTCCACGCCCATTCCGCGCTGTCGGTTGCCGACTTGTAGCCGGAGCGTATGATGTCGTAGAAAATGCTCTCGGCCTTTGAGATGAAGCCCGCGTTGAAGGTGATTTGGTTGTTCTCTATGCCGTCGCGCAGGTCTTCTATTATTATATTAATGGAGTCGATGAGGTCTTGCAGCTCTTGGTCGCCGTCGGTTATTTTTTTCTCAAGGCTCTGGTCGGCTGTCTCGCGCTCCGTCTTTTCCTGTTCGAGGTCTTCCTGCCACTCCGCCTGCGCCCCCGATGAGCCGCCCGATGCAAGCTCGTCCTTCATGTACTGCGCAAGGTCGTAGAGGAGCGAGCCCACGCGCTCGGCGGTGTTCTCGCTGATGCCGGTCTCCTCTCTTATCTCGGTCGCCCTTTTTTGCAGGGCTGCAATGGTTGTGGCCATGGTGGTTTCTTTTTGATTTTCCCTGTTCTTTCGGTTCTCTCGGTTCATTCGATTTTTTCGATTCATTCGAGAGAAACGATTGAGGCGGTTGAAGCGTTTTATTTGATTTTGGCGGCAAGTTCCTCGGCCTCGCGTGCCTTTTCGTTGAGTTCGTGGAGGGCTGCCCATGTGTCGCTCTCAATGACGGCCTGCCTCTTGGTGATGTCGCCCCCGGTGAGAGCGCGTATCTGCGCCTCCATGTTGCGGCGCATGTCGGTTGCCTCGTCGTCTGCCACGGCTGCGGGCTGGAAGAGGTGGGGAAATGTGGCGGCGAAGAGGCTCTTCAGCCCCGATAGCCATACTATGGCAAGCGCGGCGTGCCATGGGCGCACGGCGCGTGCGTTGTAGCCCGGCCACAGTTTTTCGAGCAGCGGGCGCATGGCCGCGTTCTCGGCGGCGCGGGCGTAGCCTTCCTTTTCCGAGATGCCTTGCAGCGCGGCCTGCCAAAGGTTTTCGATGATGAGCCAGTCGGCGAATGGCGTGTTGTGCAGCTCGGTGTCGATGGCCTTGCCTCCCGCAAGCCGGTCGGGTCGGCATGGCGTGTCGGGCGCGTGGTCAAGAAAGCTGAGCGAGTTGGCCGCCACGGCGAGGTGGTCGGGGCGCACGCGGCGCACATATTCCTGCGGCACGGTGCGCAGCACGAGCCAGCACTTTATGGAGTCGGTGGCGAAGCCGTCGGCCATGAGGCGGGCTATGTAGCACAGCTGCGGGCCGGTGAGCTTGTCCCACGCGGTGGGGAGTGTGATGGAGAGTGTCATTACTCAAATGTTTCGTCAAATGTCTCGTCAAAGATGTTGGTGGCGGCTTGTGCGGGATGTGGCGTGCGTGTCACCTCGCGCCATGTGGCTGAGAGGCGCGGCATGGCCTCCGCCCCGCTGCCTTCCTCCAGCTCGCCGTCGGTGAGTGCGAGGCTCACGCCGTCGCTCACGCGCTCCACGGTCTTAGCCTCGAGAAAGTCTGCCGCCTGCGCCACCTGCCCGTCGGGAAGCGCCACGCTCACGCCCTCGAAGGTGGTTTCGTTGTCCACGATGTAGTTGCGGTAGATGCCGTTGAAGACCGCCGAGGTTCTTTTGGGCTTGTGCTTGGCCGTGACCGATGAGAAGAGCAGTGTTTCCCACTGCCCGAAGGCGTTGCGGTAGCGCAGTTCCTGCGTGCCGAATGGCCGCGCCATGGAGGCGTAGCGGTAGGCGGCGGTCTGCCCGCTGTTGGTCTTGGCCGCAAGTGTGGCGTAGAAGGTGTTGCGGTATGTGGCGGGAATGTCGTCGGCGAAGTCGCTCCATTTCCATTTTACGGTCTCAATGTCTCCGCTTGCCGAGGTGGCGGCGGTCAGCGTCTCGGCCTTTTGCGTGCCGTCGGGGAAGAAGAGGGTGAGGGTGAAGATGAAAGTCTCGCTTGCGAGGTGCATGACGCTCACATATTCCGTGCTGTCGTAAGAGGTGACGCGCTGCCCTGTGGCGAGCGAGAGTGCGCGGCTCTGGCACCACGAGGCCGCGCCGCCGCTTGCCCACGCGCGGCATGGTACGAGTGTGCAGCTTGCCGCCTCCGTGCCGTCGAGCCATAGGGCGAGTGTGGCGGTGTCGGTCTCCATGTAGTCGGCGAGCAGCACGGCGAGGTCGGCGAGTGTGGCCGTGCCGTCGGTGTCGCCTGTGAGCGTGGCGGTGAGCAGGTATTTTGTCTCGCTGTCGGTTTCAAGGATGAGCCGCACGGCGCAGGTCACGCCCTTTGCGAGTGAGATTTTTATGGTGTCGAGCTGCTGCGGGAATGCGTAGGAGGGGAAAGAGGTGAGGAGAGAGGCCATTTTCTTGGTTTTTTTGATTTTCTCAATTCTTCCGGTTCATTCGCTTCTTTCGATTCATTCGATTTAATCGAGAGAAACGGTTGAAGCGGTTGAAGCGGTTGAAGCGTTTTTAATCGGGTGCGCCCGCGCTGACCTTGCGGCTGTCGGTGTGTTCGTCGAGCGTGGTGAGCTGTATCATCGGCACGGTGGGCTCCACGCAGTTCCAGCCGTTGAAGGCGCACACGATGCGCAGGGGCTGCAGCAGTATGTCGTGGAAGGCTATCTCAAGCGCCTGCTTCATGGTGAAAAGCTCCCGCTTGTCCGAGCCGCTGTTGTTGCTCTGGCTCTTTCCCGGCACTGCGCCCACCAGGTTGGGGTGCACGTTGTCGGCGTAGCAGATGGTGTTGGCCGCCGCCTGCACGTCCTCTGTCCAGTCGCCGCCCTCCTTGCCGGTGTCGATGCGCGTGATTCTCACATCGTGCACCTCCTTGCCGTCGGGGTTCATGTAGTAGGAGCTTATCCAAACCTTGTCCGAGTTTTCAAGCCCCGCCACAAAGTCGCGAATGTTCTCCTTCTCCTTCCTTATCCTTGCCTGTATCTCCTCGCGCCCTGTGATAAACTCTTCGCGCACAATCTTTTGCCAGTAGTTTTGCTCCACCTCCACGAGGTACTTCACGCTCGTGTGGTTGCGCAGCTTGGCGCGTTTGCCTACCGAGATAAGGCGTTTCTCGTCGTAAGAGCCGCCGCGCAGCACCGCGCTCCAGTAGGGGACGGGGTAATACTGGCATCCGGCGGTCGGGAAGCGCATGAGTATGGCAAACTTCCTGCCTCGCTTCGCACCGTGAATGAGACCGTCGGCAAGCGGCTCCCTGCCCATTTTCTGCATGAGGTCGCCCAGCGGGTCAAGCTCGTCGAGCACGGGTATCTTTTCCACCTCGCCCGTCGTGGCCTGTCCGTGCCGCCAGTTGGCGAAATATACATAGGGGATGTGGCCGCGCTTGTCGGCCTTTGCCATGCGGCAGTAGCACGCCTCCTTGTGGCGCAGGCGGTTGATGCGCTTGCCGTCGCGCGATAGGATGACCACGGCCACGGCGAAGAAGAAATATTTCATGTCGGTGGCCTGCTCCAAGAAGTAGGATGGCAGGCTCTGGCGCATCGCCCACGCCCTTGCCTCTTCGAGCTGCCGCGCGATGAGCGAGTCGGAGCGGGCGGGGAGGTCGCGCAAAAAGTCGAGCGGCTTGAAGCGCAGCCCCGCGCCGTAGCAGGTGAGCACGTTGAAGAGCTTGTTTTGCGCCGTCACCTCGTCCGCCCCCACGAGGCGGATGAGTTCGTAGGGCAGCTGGTCGTCCGCTCCCCACGGGGCGTAAAGCTCGCCGGGCATCCCCGGCACTGGCCGCGCCCGCAGCGTGGCCTCGTCGTCAAAAATGCCGGTCGTGTCGGCCACCTCGCCCATCGCGTCTGAATAGCCCGATGGCGTGACGAAGAAAATGTTGTCGTTGTCTTGCGGTTTCATGAGGAAGATTTTTTTGGGGGTTTTTCGCTTCATTCGATTCTTTCGATTCATTCGTTTCTTTCGATTTTTCCGATTTAATCGAGAGAAACGACTGAAACGATTTAATCGATTGAAGCGGTTGAAGCGGCCTTTTTCATATAAACACTGCCATGCCGTCTATCTCGAAAAGGCTGACGGCCTTGAATGCGCGTATCTGGCCGCTCTGCGGGAAACGCACGCGGCAAAGGCCGCCCCTGCGCCACGCGCCCGATAGCGTCACGCCGCGATACGATAGGATGTCGCCCGTCGATAGTTTCCACAGCCGCAGGTCGTGCGGGCGGCGGTCAGAGAGCAGGCGCAGCGCGTCGTTGAGATGGATTGCAGATTTCATATTTCAGCATATTCCTCCCTTGCGTCGAAGCATGGGCAGGCTTTGGCGGCGAAGTCGCGGTGTCCGTACACTTTGAGGGCGGGGTATTTCGCCTTGAGCCTTTTGAGCAGGGCGAGCAGTGCGGCCTTCTGCGCCGTGGTGCGCGTGTCCTTAGGGGTCTTGCCGTCGGTGGCGAGACCTCCAATGTAGCACACGCCCACGCTCTGCTTGTTGTGTCCCTTGCAGTGCGCCCCCACGCGCTCCATGTCGCGCCCCGGCTCAATGGTGCCGTCGAGCCTTACCACATAGTGGTATCCGCAGCCGTCCCAGCCCATTTGCCTGTGCCAGCGGTCAATGTCTTTCTCGGTGAAGTCCCTGCCCTCCTTCGTGGCGGAGCAGTGTATGATTGCCTCGGTTATTTTGCGTGCCATGGTTTTTTGCTTTTTTATTGTTGAAACGGTTCTTGCGTTTTATTCGATTTAATCGATTTAATCGGGTGAAGCGATTAAAGCGGCTGTGGGCGTTAGCTACCCTCAAGGGCGGTGATGCGGGCGTTGAGGGTGTCCCAGTCGGGGTAGGCGTTGAGCTTTTTCTTGTCGCCCGCAGTCATTACGCCCGCCGCGCTCTCGGTGGCCGTGCCGATGCTTATCTTGCTGCCCGCCACGCCGCCAAAATAGGGCGTGATGTCCACGTAGTACGGCCTTGTCTGCGCCACGGCCATCTCTGTCACATAGTGGCTGTCCGTGCCGCCCGCAAGGGTGTCGAGGCTCGTCTTGTCCGCCGCGCTCATCAATCCCTGCACGGTGGCCGTGGCGTTGTCGAGGTCGAATGAGTATTGCACGCTGTTTCCCTTCTGCACGGTGAAACGCGCCCAGTCGGGGTGCGCGGCCTCCTGCGTTATCGCGATGTTGGAGACATAATCGGTGTTCTGCCCCGATGTGAGCGTGTCGAGCGCGGCCTTGTCCTCCGCTGACATAAGCCCCGCCGTGGTGGTGGTGGCCTCGGCGGTCGTGCCGCCGCTTCCCGATGAGGAGAGCTTGGATATGGCCTCCGCGTTGGCCGTGACCTGTGTTTGCAGGCTCTCGTCGGTTGCTACCAGTGCCTTGTATTCGTCGGTCTCGGTGAGCTTCTTGTATGTTGCCATGATGGTGTGTGTGGTTTTATTGTTGGTTTGGTTGAAGAGGTTTTCCCGTTTTATCCGATTCTTCCGGTTCATTCGTTTCTTTCGATTCTTTCGAGAGAAACGATTGATTCGATTGAAGCGTTTTTCCATGCTGGGCTTCACCGCCCCTTTCTTCCAGCGCGTCGCCGAGCGCGCCGCCTATGTCGGGCATTTTGCGGCGGGCGAGTGCGATGAGGAAGCGCGTGAGCGTGTGGCGGAGGTCTTGCGGGTCAAAGTCCACGCCTTTCAGATAGCAGAAATGCCCCGCTATGCTTACCACCTCGCACAGGCAGCAAACCGCCGTGGCCACGAGCGAAGCCCACCAGTGCGCCACACCGAGCAGCGGCAAAAAGGCGTGGCCTATGAAAACGCCGAGCGTGACGATAAGGAAATAGTCGCCCGTCTTGGTGAGGGTGCGCCTCCATGCGCGGCTCTTGCGCCACTGCCAGTGGAGCATGGCGGCTTGGTCGCCGTCTGCCTTCGCCTTTTCGTAGCGTTTGCGGCTCTCGCCGCGCCCGAAGCGATAGTCGGCGATGACGCACACGATGACGGCGAGAAGCAGCCACTCCGCCCCTTTATATATATTATAGACGGGGAGCAGGCACACGGCGAAGAGCCATTTTGCCAGTGATGTGACGGCGGAGGTCTCGGTTTGCGGGAGCAGCATTTTTTTCTTAGGGGATAGTGAGGGGAATAGTTACGCGCCCCATGCGAGGTCGCTTGTTATTTTGAGCGCGGGCGTGGGGGCTGTCCATGTGGCGGTGAGTGTGCAGGCTGATTGCGAGCTTGCCTTTTCGGGCCGTTTGAGCGACATGGCCACGATGGGGAAGGGGCGGGCAGACGTGCCGAGGAGCAGGCGCGTGCCGTCGGTGAGGCGCATGAGCAGTGCGATGGGCGCGGCGGGCGGCTCAAACTCTGTGCAGAGCGTGGCGGTGAGCTTTGAGGTGAATATGCGCTGCCCGTCCTTCATCTCCTCGCTCACTTCGAGCGCGGCGAGGCCGGCGAGCGGCAAATCTTTGGTGGCGAGGTCGGCTGAAAGCACCACCTGCGAGGAGGGCGGGAAAACGAGCGCGGAGGTGAGCAGGCTTGCCGAGCAAAATGCGATGCGGTTGATAAACATGGTTTTTATTTTTTTCTCGGTTCAATCGTTTCTTTCGATTTATTCGATTCTTTCGAGAGAAACGGCTGAGCGGCTGAGCCGTTTTTTTTATTCTGCCGCCGCCTTTCCCTCTCCTTTCACGAAGATGGGCTTCACCTCCACGGCCTCGGCGAGGGCGGGTGTGGGGCGTGCGGCCTCCTGTATGTATGAGGCGAGCATTTTGCGCACTCTCTTTTCGAGGTCGGGTATGCGTCGGAAGCCTGCGGCCTCGGGGTCGGCGGTTATCTCAAACTGCTGCGGGACGATTTGAGAGTAGTCGGGCGTGTTGCCTTCGGGCAGGTCGAGGCGGGTGTATTTTCCAAAGGTGGCGAGGGCTTGCGCGAAGGCGCGGGGGTCGTCTTTCTTACGCGCCATCTCAAAAGCCTCCTCCGCCCTTTGCAGGAACACGTAGCGGTAATAGTCCGCCGTACACTGGTTGAGGTTGCCGAGGCATATCTTGATGAGCCGCAAGTCGTCGTAAGCCTGCGAGTGGGATAGTCCGTAGCGTTTTTTCATTTCCGCCACCACTGCGTTGTCGAGCAGGCGCGGGTTGAGCAGCCACCAGTTGTAGATGGAGCGCATACGCAAGAGCCGCTCCTGAATGGGCTTCGGGATGCGTGCCTTGTTCATCTCCTCTTCTGAGGCGAAGAGAAAACGCTGTGTGCGCTGTATTACCTCGGGGTTCATGCTTGGGCTTCTTTTTGGGCTTTTTTCGATTTAACCGTTTCTTTCGATTTAACCGTTTCTTTCGATTTAACCGTTTCTTTCGGTTGAGCCGGTTGAGCCGGTTGGGCGGTGTCGCCCGTGTCCCCGCCCCTGTAGCTGTCGTAAAGCGTAAGGTTGCGGTGGTACTCGGTGTCGAGCTCGGAGAGAATTTTGCACAGCTCGTAGCGGTCGCACGGCTCAAGGCTCTCCATCTGGCGGAGTGTCTCGCGCGTTTTCTTGAGCTTGTTCCACACTTCGCCGTTCCTGTCCCAGAGGGCGCGTATGTCGTCGGGCAGGCTGTCGTGGTCGTTGCGCTTGCCCACATATTGGGCGGTGTGTTTTTTCAGCGTGAGGTCGGCTGCGGGCAGCACCTTGCGCTCCATCAGCGCCACGTCTCTCACCGTGAGGCCGTCAAGCCGGATGCGCAGGTGCTTCTTCAGCTCATATTCGAGCTTCGCGGCCATCTTTGCGGGACGGCGCACGATGTGGTTGTAAAGGATGCGGTTGCGGTTGAGCGAGAGCAGCAGCGACGCGCCCTGCTCAATGTCGCGGTCGGGTGCGTCCTTTGCCAGCCACTCCTGCATGGCGGCGGTTATCTTGTCATCCATCGGGGGAAGGTGTTTTTTTTGAAAAAAGCCGCTGCCGCGTTATCGCGTCGTGACGCTTTAATGCTGGCAGCGGCCGGGGATAAAAGAGAGATAGGAGGGTTCTTTCTCAAGACTCCTCGCGAACGCGCTATTTTATTATTCGGTGGTGGTCGAGCTTGTGCCGGAGCAGTCTATCTCGCCGTCGTCGGTTGTGAGCGTGCCGGTGTAGTAGGGCGCGGGGCAAACGTCGGTCACTTCGATTTCGAGCGTTGTGCCAAAGTCGCCGCTGGTGCCCTCGCCGCTCTGCTGCTGCGGCTTGGTGTCGGTGGGGAAGCTCTCGTTTCCTAACACGCGCCACTTGCCATTTCTCAGCTGCACGAGATACACAATGTCGTCGGTGAGCATCTGGCGCACCACGCCCGATGCAATCTCGTCAATTTCGGGGTGGTAGAGCGTGGCCTTGTTGAGGAACGTGCGGGCGGGGATGTCGCCCTGTGTCTCGGCGGAGATTTGCCCCTTGTTCAGCGTGAAGTCGATGCGGTGCCATTTCTTGTCGGCGGCTGTGGTGAAGCTGCCGCTGTAGGTGGCAAGCACGCCCACGTCGGTCGTGGCGGTAGAGGGGAGTGTGGGCCATTTGGTGATGTCGTCCTTCGGGATGAAGTAGCCCACTTGGCGGATGCCGGGCAGCACGGTGGTGCCCTTGCAGAATTTCAGGCTCTCATAGAGAGAGGCGTCGGAGCATGATTTTGCCATGGTGATTTTTTCTTTTTTCTTGGTTTACTTTCAAACGGCCTCAATCGTTTCTCTCGGTTCTCTCGTTTCTTTCGATTTAATCGATTTAATCGAGAGAAACGACTGAAACGGTTGAAGCGGGGCGGGGCTTATGCCGTGGCGGCTGTCTTGGCCACCATGAGGACTTCTTTCGATACGGAGGCGAACTGCACGCCAAATACGAGCGCGGCCTCAAGGGTAAACTCCCAGGGCTTGTATTTCTCCACGGTCACGCCCTCGTTGGGCAGGCCGTTGCCGTAGCCAAACACGAGGTTGCGCTGCGGGGCGATGTGGATGTAGGAGCTGCCCTTCTTGCTTACGAGCGGCACGAAGGTGGCCAGTCCGTCCGAGCCTTCGAGCGTGGTCTGCTCATACTTGTCGTTATAGATGATTGCGCCAGTCTCGGCCTTGTAAGCCTTGAGGTACTTGCGATACTGGTCTTTGGTGCAATAGATGTTGACGGGAATGCCTTGCAGCTCGTCGCTTGCGCCCTCGTAGATGCTCTGGAAGATGTCCACGGCGTTTTGCTCCGTGATGGCCTCGGTCAGCTCCATGTAGTTGCCGTTGGCAGCGGCGAGGTTGCCGGCGGTCACCTCCTCTTCGGTGATGGTGTCGAAGCCGTTGAAGAGTGTGGCGGTGGTGTCGCCCGCGTCGTCGCGCTTGGCAGACCAGATGGCCATGTTGAGCGAGCGGCCAAGCTGTGCGGCCATGTAGGAAAGAATGTCCTGCGCAATTTGCGCGCTCTTCAGTGCCTCGCCCTTAAACACGCGCTCACCAAAGATGGTGCCGTAGAGTTCGTTGGGGTCGAAGTTGAGCGCGTTGTTGCCGAGATAGGTCTCAAGGGTGCGCGGGGTGAGGGTGACTGCGCCGTCTGCCCAGCGGTCGCGCTTGTAGGGGCCAAGCTCAAACGAGCCGGAAATCTCCGTGAGCGTGTGGCGGCCAAAAACGCCGGGCATGGGGGTCATGTGCTTGAGCGTGTCCTCTGCCGCGATGACGGGCATTTGCAGGAGCTGCCGCTCGTAGGTGTGCGCCGACTTTTGCAGGTCGGCAAGGGTTACGATTGTCTGTGCCATGTGGGTGATGAGTTTTTGTGTTGGTTTCTTTCTTGGGGTTAAATCGTTTCAGCGGTTTCTTCCGATTTATTCGATTGAGACGATTTAAAACGGTTGAAACGGTTGGAGGGGTTTCCTTAGAGCGCGTGGCGTATGCTCTGGAGCATGGAAAGCGCGGTGGGCTGCTCTGTCGCGCCGTCGTTTTTGGGCGCGTCGGAGGGGGTCTCCTCGCCGTCGGCTTTTTGCAGCGCGGCCACTTGGGCGCGGAGCTTCTTGTTCTCCTCTTCGAGAAGGCTTATTTTTTCTTCCATCTCAGAGGTGGCGGGGCTGTTCTGGGGGGTTGCTGTTTGTTGCAGTGCTTGTTCGTGTTTGTTCATGTCTGCGGAATTTTTTGAGAGTTTGAGAGCTTGGAGTATTCTTTCAAAAATGCCTTCGGGGCGGCTTTTCTCTCCGGGAGCGGGGGGTTCAGCCGCTTCATTCGATTCATTCGCTTCATTCGCTTCATTCGATTGATTCGCTTCATTCGCTTCATTCGATTGATTCGATTTAATCGAGAGATTCGATTGAGCCGTTTCTTCCGTTTGGGCGGGCAGTGGCAGGCCGCAGGCGGCGAACTGGTGGCGCACGCGGTCGGTCAGCTCCTCAGGCTCGCCCTCCTCAATGAGTTTGTCGCAGAGGCCAAGAGAGAGGCACTCCCCGGCTGTGAGCCACCTGCCCTCCTTCATGACGGCGGCCATCTCGGAGGCTTTTTTGCCTGTGCGGGCGGCGTAGAGCGCGGCGATGACCGAGTCAACCTGCTCAAGGTCGCCCTTGGCTTTCAGAAGGCCGGCGATGGTTTTTTCAAGCTCTTCGGCGTTCATGCTGTCGAAAAGCTCCACAAACTGCGAGCAGCTGTGGATGAGCATGAGGGCGTAGCGGCTCATGCAAATCTCCTTCGCGCCCATGGCGAGAATGGTGGCGGCGGAGGCGGTCATGCCATATATATAGACGGTCACATTGCCGTGGTCAATGAATTGCTGGCGTATGTCGAGCGCGGTCTGCACGTCGCCCCCGTAGGAGTTGACGCGCACGGTGACGGGCTTGCCGCCCGCCTGCTTGAGCTGCGCGGCCACCCACTGCTTGGAGATGGGGTAGCCAATGTAGGAGTCGATGTCGAAGGTGTAGGATTTCATGGGGCGGGAATGGTGTTTCTTTTATTGTTTGCTTACAGGGCAAAGATAGCGTTTTCGCGCGGATATGAGAAAAGACAAAGGGAAGGCCGTGCCGACAAAAAAGAAAACCGTGGCCGCGCGCATCGCTGCGGGCGGCCACGGAAGAGAATAAACTTTTGTTGGCTTGCTAACCTGTAACACAGTGCGAATCTACGGTTTTTCTCACTTTTCTCTAACTAAAACAATTACAACATGATGAAAATCTTTTTACCCATTTATGGGGTTTTCGCGGCTCTTTCGATTCAGTCGGCTCTTTCGATTTTTTCGATTGAAACGATTTGTTCGATTGAGGCGGCTTGTTCGATTGAGGGCGGGCGCAGGCGGCTGCGCCGTATGATGGAGCGCGTGCATTCGCGGCAGTAGTAGGAAAGGCCGTCGGGGCGCGAGCTGTCGCGATAGAAGGCGGCGGCGGGCTTCACGGTGTGGCAGCGGGGGCAGGGCTTTTGCATGGGGAACAGGGAAGAGGGGCGGGGCAAGAGTGTCCCCGCCCCTGCGTGGGGCAAAAATAGGGCTTATTTATTCAGCCACCGTGGGGACGGCGAATTTCTGAATTTGCAGGTTTTCGGGCTTGAGCGCCTTGCGCAGCACGCTGCCCATGGTGTAGCGGGCGCGGACGGCCTTCACGCTCTCGGCGGTGACGGAATCGGCATCGGTCTCGCCCTTGCTCGAGATGGTGGGGCGGAAGCTGCCCACGTCGCCCAGTCGCACGGAGAGTCCGAGCTTGAGGTAATGGATGAGCGCGTTGTCGAGGGCTACAAGGATGGCCTTGATGTCGGTCTTTGACACGGTGGTCTGGTCGTTGATGTAGGAGGCCAGCTCGTCCTGCGAGACGGGAAGGACGGGGGCCATCTGCGCGTAGTATTTGCTCTCGCCCGTCTTTGGGGAGGTTTTTTTGCGCGTGACGTACTGAATCATGGCTTTTCTGATTTTTTAGAGTTAGACGGAAAGGGGTTGTTTCTTTGTGGCCACGGCGCGAAGGTGGGGCGCGGCGCGTGGCGGGACAAAAGACGGGGGGGCGCTTCGCTCGTTTCTTTCGATTCTTTCGATTTTTTTCGAGAGAAACGATTGAAACGAGAAAAACGGCTGAAGCGGCATGACCCGCTGAAAAACCGCGAAAACCGTGCGGAGCGGCCTTGTCGGAAGGCTTTCTGTCACAAGAGGATGACCGCGCCTCGCGGGGGC